TTTGCCTTCGTATGTTGCATTACAGACACGTATGAGACGACTGAGAACTGCTGAGTCTTCATTCCTCGTACGTATAAGACGTACAAGGTCTCGTAAGGTATCTGTTTGCGTGTGAGACCTCGTACGTCTTGTACGTATGCAGGGGGTACGGTAAAAATCTGTACAGCCTTGTTATATATATAAGATATAAGTGTGACATAGTTACGAAATAACTCGGCACTTTCATCATTTGCCAGTCTAGATAAAACTTTTACCTGGTATTCTCTATATAACTAACTCCTTTTTAAAAAAAGATCTTGACTTTTAGTGGGGAGTAATATATAGTATAGATATAAATAAAAATATTCTAAGATATCTAAGACTATATAATAGTTAAGACTATCTTAGATTAGTTATTTAGTTATTAATAACTAAAATAATACTTGTATAACTATAAATAGTTCTATATAATCTAGATAGTATGGAAGAAAATTTTAATGCCGAGACTGAAGCCCATTTAGGACTGAGAAATCGTTTGTTTTCTCTTTCTAAAAAGATTTGTAACAATGATTTTCTTTCTTTCGTTAGAAAAATGGCACCTACTCTAGTATCTGACTGGAAAATGGGTAGACATATAGAAGTCATATCTAATAAATTAAAACAATTAGAGTCTGGAGAGATAAAACGTCTGATGGTTTTTTTACCACCACGTTCTTCCAAGTCTGTAATATGCTCAAAACTATTCCCTGCCTGGTATATGGGTAGAAATCCAGAACATGAAATACTAACTGTATCTCATAGTGACCAACTATCTAGTGATTTTGGTAGATCTGTAAGAGATATAGTATCAACTGAAACATATTCTAAGATATTTCCAGGAGTAACCCTAAGATCAGACGTTAGAGCTGCAGGTAAATGGAAGACCAACCTAGGTGGCACGTATTATGCTGCAGGTGTTAGAAGTCAAATAGCAGGTCGTGGTGCTCATATAGCTATTCTAGACGATGTCATGTCCGAAGAGGACTCTTATTCTGAAGCAGGACGTAAGTATGTAAAAGAATGGTACCCTGCAGGACTACGAACACGTATAATGCCAAATGGTTCTATATTAATTATTAATACTAGGTACCATTATGATGATTTGTGTGGATGGTTACTTAAACAACAAGAAGATATGTCTGAGTATGCAGTTATTCCTTGGGAAGTAATTCGTATTCCTGCTTGGCTTGACGAAGACTCAGCAGAACTTTTAGATTTACCTGTAGGTTCTTCTTATTTTCCTGAATGGAAACCAAATAAATTATTAAAAATAGACGAAGAAGAAATTAAGGCATCCAACGGATCGAGATATTGGAATGCATTATATATGCAGGATCCAACTCCTGAAGAAGGAGGGTTAATAAAAAAGAATTGGCTCCAATGGTGGGAATATTCTGAACCACCACCTTGTGATTTTATTATACAAACATATGATACTGCTTTCTCTACAAGAACAACTGCCGACTATAGTGTTATTCAAACATGGGGTATCTTTTCTAACTATGAACAAGACGAACATGGTTATGAAAGCTATCAATCTAATTTAATACTACTTGGTAATATAAGAGGAAGGTTTGAATATCCAGAGCTCAGACGTATATCACAAACACTTTACTATCAACACAGACCTGATGTTTGTATTATAGAAAAGAAAGCTTCTGGACAATCATTGATTCAAGATTTACGTAGAAGTGGTTTACCTGTTTTAGAATATACTCCTGATAGAGATAAAGTAGCTAGAGTGTACTCAGCATCTCCCATGCTTGAAGCAGGTAGAGTATGGTTACCTTCAGGTAAAAAATGGTCAGATGAATTTGTAGAAGAATTATTGCGTTTTCCAAATGCTGCTCACGATGATCAAGTAGATGCTATGGTTATGGCAATACACTATATGAAGGAGTCTTGGCACTTATCTCATCCTGAAGATCCTGAATGGGAAGAACCAAGACGACAAAAAAAGCTTGCCTATTGGAGAATCTAATGCTATACTTTGTAAGTATAATCGTATATACATTGCTATTTGAATTATTTTTATATGTCAGAAAAGAAATTATCAGATATAACTCGAAGACAGTTTCTAAAAGGAGCTGCTAAAGTTGCAGGTGCTACAGCTTTACCAGGTTCAGGATTGGCTTCAATTGGAGAAGCTGTAAAGATGGGTTTAGATATAAATCAAAAATTAGATTTAACCAAAAATATTTTACAAGGTTTAGCACAAAACAACTTAACAAGCAGAGAAAATAAAATATTTACTCTACTTAAAAGTTTTACTACAGATGGAGGAAGACTATCAGATTTAACATCTCGATTACCTTCAGATATTTTTAAAGGTACTAGTGTTTTAGAAAGATATAAAAATCCTGAAGAATATAAAAAGAATGTTTTTAAAGCAATCACACAAAATAAGATGCCTATATCAAATGATTTTGTTGAACCTCCAACTATGGAAGAAATTAATACAGTTTTAGAAAAAAAATCAAACCAATCAAAATTGTTTGATACTGTTACAGAATATAATTTACCACTAAATGCTGTAAGAAAAACAACTGTACAAGATAAAGCATACGGAGAAATAAAAGATGGAGGATTCTTATCTTATAAAGATACATTAGAAAATTTTTCAAATATTAAAAATAAATTTTTACAAGAATATGAAAATGATACAAGTGCTATTGTAGAATATTATAAAAAATCTGAAACATTACAAGATATTGGAAATAAAATAAAAAAGAAATTTAATTTAAATAGTGTGGATTTACAAGATGTTCTTCCTAGTGTTAATCCTGGATATTACGAAGACTACGAAGATGGAGATATTGAAGAAATAGAAAGAAATAAATATTTAAAAAGAACATTAGGATTAACGTCTGAAGATTTAAAAGATCCTTTATTTAATGAATATGATAATATTGTAAATGACATGTATGAATTTGAAGGACAAAATTTATATCAAAGAGGAGAGAACTACGATCATACATATCATAATAGTTTTCAACAAAAAGAAACAAAAGATGCATTAGATATTGGAAAAGATGTTCTTGACTTTGCCTTAGACCAAGGACAAAAATATGTAGGTAAAAAGTTATATGAAAAATTAAGACCAGATGAACAACAACCAACTCCAACAAAAAGACTTTCAGAACCTGAAGCTATTGAAGTTGAAGTACAAGATAAAAAAGAAATACCTGTACAAGCAGAGCAAGAAACACCTGTACCTCCAGGTAGTATTAAAAATTTAATTACAAAAGGAATTAAAAGATCTCCTTTAATGTATTTACTAAGCCCTACTAAAATGGGAGATGCTGAACTTAAAATACCTAGAAGAAAAGGTGGAACTGTAATAAGAAACTATAATAATAATTATAATACACAAAGGACAATATAATGGCAATAGAAAAAAATCCTTTTGAATCTGAAAAAGAAATTACTAATATAATAGAACTTCCTCAAAATAAAGAAAGCGAAGTTAGTTTTGAAATAGAACCTGATGGTGGTGTAACTGTAGACTTTGAAAGTGTAGAAGTTGAAATGCAAGCTGAACCAGAAATAGCAGAGTTCTATGGAAATATGGTAGAGGATTTAGATGATGAGGTTTTAGCTGATATATCAGCAGAAGTTAGAGATAAATTTCAAGCTGATAAAGAATCAAGAGCTGATTGGGAATCAATGTTTGAAAGAGGATTTGATTTACTTGGTTTAAAAATACAAGAAGCTACTGAACCTTTTGAAGGTGCATGTACAGCAGTTCATCCTTTATTAATTGAATCAGCAGTTAAGTTTCAATCTAAAGCAATACAAGAAATGTTTCCTCCTGCAGGTCCTGTAAAATCTCAAATACTTGGAAAGGTAACTCCTGATAAAGAGAAGCAAGCTAATAGAGTTCAGGGATTTATGAACTATCAACTTACAGAACAGATGCCAGAATACTTTGATGAATTTGAAAGAATGCTTTTTCATCTACCATTAATAGGTTCTGCTTTTAAAAAAATATATTATGATGAAACATTAAAAAGACCTGTATCAGAATTTATTCCAATTGATCAATTTTATGTATCATACTTTGCAAGTAATTTAAGAAATGCAGAAAGATATACACATGTTATATATAAAAATCCTGTAGATTTACAAAGAGATGTTGCTGCAGGTGTTTATATTGATGCAAGTTTACCTACACCTTCTAGTCCTAACTTAACTGGACTAGCTGAAAAGATGGATACAATTTTAGGATTAAATCCTTCTTATGATAATGATCCACAATATGTATTATTAGAACAACATACATTTTTAACAATAGAAGATGAAGATGAACCTTTACCTTACATTGTAACTGTAGAACAAGAATCAGGTTCTGTTTTAAGTATTAGAAGAAACTATTCTCCTGATAGTAAAACAAAAGAAAAAAGAAATCACTTTGTACATTATAGATTTGTACCTGGTTTTGGATTTTATGGTTTAGGTTTAATGCATTTTCTTGGTAACTTAACAATGACTGCTACTGCAGCTATGAGATCTCTTGTAGATGCAGGACAGTTTGCGAACCTCCCTGGAGGGTTTAAAGCTAAAGGAGTTAGAATGGTTGGAGATAATGAACCAATAGCTCCTGGTGAATTTAAAGAAATTGAAGCAACTGGTATAGACCTCACAAAAGCTATCATACCTCTTCCATATAAAGAACCCTCCTCAACTCTATATCAGATGCTCAATTTTGTATCTCAAGCAGGACAAAAGTTTGCTGATAGCACAGAACAAATTGTCTCAGATGCTGCTTCTTATGGACCTGTAGGAACTACTATGGCTTTATTAGAAGCTTCATCTAAATTTTTTACAGCTATACATAAACGAATACATAAGTCACAAAGAGATGAATTTAAAATATTAGCTAGAATTGATTATGAATATTTACCTAGTGAATATCCATATGAAGTTCCTAATGAAGACCGTTCTATTTTTAAACAAGACTTTGATGGTAAAGTAGATGTAATACCTGTAAGTGATCCTAATATTCCATCTAATGCTCATAGAATGATGTTAGCAAACATGGCATTACAAATGGCACAACAATCACCTCCAGGTATGTTTAATATAGAAGAATTAAATAGAACAATATTACATTCAGCTAACATGCCAAATTTAGAAAATATTTTACCTCAGAAACCAGAGTCTCAACCATTAGATCCAATCTCTGATATTATAGCTGCTACAAAAGGTATTCCAGTTAAAGCATTTCCTGGACAAAATCATGATGCACATATTAAAGTAAAGACAGCTTATTTACAAGATCCAAGAAACGGAGCTAATCCTATAATGGCTAGAATAGTTCCTATACTACAAGCTAACATACAAGAACATTCTATATTATTATATCAAGAACAAATTAGTGGTATGACTAAAGTTGGCTTAGAACAATTAACTCCAGAGCAACAACAACAAGTTCCTAATGTAGGAGAAATTGTTATGGCTAATGCAGCACAACAAATATTAAATGCTAATAAAGCTATGGGTATGGTACAGTCTCCAGAACAACAAATGGTTTCTTTAGAACAATCTAAAGTAGAATTAGAAAAAGAAAAGCTTAAAGTAGAAGCTGCAGTACAAAATGCTAAGATGGCTTTAGAAACAAAAGAATTAGACTTAAAAGAAAATGAACTATTAGTAGATGCTGCTGCTAAAAAAGTTAGTAATACTATGAGAGGTGAAAAAGCTCAGTCTGATAGAATTAGTAAAGAACAAATTAAATCACTAGAAATGTTAACAAAATTAGCTATAGAAGAATCTAGAGTAAAAGCTAGTGAAGGACAAAATGCTTTACGATTATTAAATGAATTAGTTAGAGATGAAGAAAAAGATAAAACTAAAAGAGAAATAGCTTCTGCTAAATTAATGACAGAAGCTGTGAAGTTAGATAATAAATAACCAAGGAGAAAAAAATGGCACTAAGTGATAAGATAAAAAACGTACGAAACTACGGTACTTCTTATGGTGACTGGAGTGAAAAGGATATTACAGATGGTTCTGTTGGTTTACGTCAACACAGCTCTGTACTTAATGAGTATGATGAAAATACTTGGAAGTATCCTAATCCAGTTAAGACCACAAAAACAAATAATCAAAAATGAATATTTGGGATGAAGTAATAAAAGAATTTGAAAAAGAAAAAAATAATTTAAAAGATACTTTAGCAACAGGAGGAGTTGAAGATTTTCCTCACTATAAACAACTTGTAGGTTCTATTCAAGGAATTGAATGGTGCAGACAAAATTTAAAACGTATTATTAAAAAAAGAACATATGAGGAGGATGACGAATAAATGCAACAAACAACATTAGGAGGATCTCTTAAAAATAATCATTGGGTTACTGATGAAGACGAACAAAAAGATCCTAGTATATTACCAGAGTTACCAGGATTTCATATTTTAGTAAGACCTGTTTCAATTAAAGGAAAAACAAAAGGTGGTATATTACTACCAGGTTCAACAAAAGATGATATAGCTTACTTAACAACAGTAGGTAAAGTATTAGCTATTGGAGATTTAGCATATAAAGATATAGATAAATTTCCTAATGGAGCTTGGTGTAAACCAGGAGATTACATTTGTTATGGTAAACATACTGGAACAAAGTTATTTTATAAAGGAGTTAGATTACTTGTTTTATTTGATGACCAAGTTATGATGAGAGTTCAGGATCCTACACTTCTTGATCCTACATTTAATTTAACAAAATTTTCATCTTAAATTTGTATAATAGATATAAAGTATAGTATAATTAATATAAACGTAAAATCGTTTGTCTCGTAAACAACGGAGGAAAAATGGACAAAGATAATTGGAATAATTTAGAAGTCGAACAACCAAAACAAGAAGAAGAAAAAATTGAGGTTGAAGTAGAAGAAGAAGTAAAAGCTGAAGAAGTTAAAGAAGAAGAAATAAAAGAACCTGAAAATGTAGAACAATCTTCAGATATTGAATTAAAAAAAGAAGAACCAAAAGAACTTGAAGGTATTAAAACAGATGGAGCTCAAAAAAGAATTAAACAATTAATTAGACAACGTAAAGAACGTGATGAGCAAATACAACAATTAATACATAAAGCAGATCAGTTACAAAAGAATTTAGAAGATAAAGAAAAAAGTTTTTCAGAAGTTAGTAAATTAAATTTAGAAGCTACAGAAAAACAATTAAAAGATAAAATAGAATTAGCTAGAACAGCTTATAAAGATGCATATGAGCAACAAGATAAAGATAAAATATTAAAAGCTCAAGAAATGTTGAATGAAGCACAGGTTGATTTAAAAACTTTAGGAAGCACAAAACAAGATATATCACTTGCTCCTAGAGTTCAACCAATTCAACCAGTACAAAGACCAATAGCACAACCTGACCCTAAAGCACAAGATTGGGCAGCACAAAATACATGGTTTGGTCCTGATAGAGTTATGACAGCAGCAGCATTAGCTGTAGATGCAGAATTAAAAGCTGAAGGATATAGTACAACAGATGATGAATTTTACGAAGAAATTAATAAAAGAATGCAAGAAAACTTTCCACATAAATTTAAAACAAATGGAAAAGTTACAAAAGAACGTGATGCAGGTAACACGTCACAACCTGCTCAAGTGGTTGGGAAAAGCTCACGTACTTCTCCCAATTCTAAGAGGAAGATTAAGCTTACACAACAAGATGTTAAGCTTGCTGAAAAATGGAATATACCAATTGAAAAGTATGCTCAAGAAAAACTGAAAGCCACACAGGCTGACGGTGAGTATACAAATGTAATATAACGTGGGGATTAAAACATGACTAAAACAAATACAACAACAACACGATTAAAATCACGTACTGAAGAAACTAGGGATATGGAAACTAGAGAAGAAGAATATACATTTACAGAACCTAATGCATTAGAAATACCTGAAGCTGTTCTTAATAGATATAAAGAACAAGGAATGGTACTACGTTGGATTCGAGTGGCTATACGTGGAAACGATGACATAGCTAACGTAGGTAAAAAAACGCAAACTGGATGGAAATTTATTCTTCCTACCGAAGTGCCTGAAATGGCTTCAACCTCTTTCGTGAGAGAGGGTGGTCGATATAACGGAACAGTCTGTCGTGGAGACTTAGCTTTGGCAAAATTACCAGAGCAACGATATTTAGCTCGACAAAAATTTTACGAGAAAAAGGCAGGAGACTTGATGAATGCAGTTAACAGTCAGTTAATGAAAAGCAACAACTCTCGTATGCCAATTTCTAATACTAGTAAATCAACTCAAACTGTAAGAGGTAAAAACCCTGCTTTTCAGGAATAAAACTCTTACACATTATTTAGAAAGGAATAAACTATGGCTAGTGTAAATGCCCCTCGTGGACTCGTTCTTGCGAGAAAAAATGGTCAAGGTTCCAACTCTACTGGTATTGATACGATTTCTTGGGAGCCAACAACTACAGTAGCTTCTGCTGCTTTAGGTAGTATGTATGTTGGTGACCCTTTAATTGCTTATGCAAGCACCTCGGTGAGACCTTCTCCTGCAGATGCTTCAGATAAGTGTATTGGTGTATTTCAAGGAATTAGTTATGTCAATGTCGATGGAGAACAAGTATTTAAAAGATACTGGGAAAGTGGAACTTCAGGAACAGATATAAAAATACATATATCTAGAGACCCTGCTCAAACTTATTTTATTCAAGGAGATGCTTCAGTCGTTGCAGTATCTGGTGTAGGTATGCCTAAACCAACTAACGTACCTTGGATTGTTGGAACAGGTTCTAAAATAACAGGTAATAGTGGTTACATATTTGACTCAAGTGGATGTGGTGATGCTCAAAGTAATTTGAGAGTAATCAGAAGAGCTCCATGGGATACCGATACTTGTACATCAGCAGGTGTTACAGATCAATATCCTTGGTATGAAGTTAGATTAAATAATCATTTTGACAATTATGTCTCAACTACAGTCTCAACTGCTTAATAGGAAAGGAATAAAAGATGGCTATAAATAGAAGTGCTATAAGCAAAGAACTCCTTCCTGGATTAAATTCAGTTTTTGGATTGGAGTATGGTGAGGTTAATAACGAACATGAACCTCTTTATGAAGTAGAAAACTCAGACAGAGCTTTTGAAGAAGAAGTTCTGTTTACAGGATTTGGTGAAGCTCCTGTTAAACAAGAAGGTGCTGCAGTCGTTTTTGACGATGCTTCTGAAAGTTATACTGCAAGGTATACTAACGAAACAATCGCATTAGCTTTTGCAATTACCGAAGAAGCCATGGAGGATAACCTCTATGACTCTTTTGCTAAATTAAGAGCAAAAGGTTTAGCTAGAGCTATGGCAAGTACAAAGCAAGCTAAAGCTGCAGATATCTATAACTTCGGTTTTAGTGCTGCTGCTGCTAACCAAATCGGTGACGGAGTAGCATTTTTCTCAAATGCTCACCCAACTGTAAGTGCAGGTAACCAAAGCAATACTGCTACTGGTGCTGACTTATCAGAGGGTTCATTAGAGAATGCTATAACTTTAGTACAAAAATATACAGATGATAGAGGTATCTTAATTGGTTCTTCTCCTGTATCTTTACATGTACCAGTAGATTTAATATTTACTGCTGACCAAGTACTAGGTTCTCCTGGTTCTACCAATGTTCTAGCACAAACAGATGCTGCAGGAAACACAATTGGTTTCCCTGCTTCGGCTGCAGCTAATACTGCTGTGCTTGCTAACAGAATAAATGCTGTTAGACACATGGGTCTGATTCCAGAAGGGTTCTATTCAAACAGACGTTTTACTGATACCGATGCATGGTTTCTTAAAACTGATGTACCAAATGGAACTAAGATGTTTGTAAGAACACCTTTACAAACAAAGATGGAACCTGATTTTGATACTGGTAACCTCAGATTTAAAGCCAGAGAAAGATATTCTTTTGGAGTATCTGACTGGAGAGGTTGGTTTGGAAACCCAGGTGGTTAAACACCTTTAACTTTAGGGAGGGTAGTAAAATACTCTCCCTACTATAAGGATACAATATGACAACAAATATTAAATCAAAATCCGTAGCAGGGTCAGGAGTAGCCGTAACTACAAGTGCTACATCACGAATTGTAGCTGTACATGCATACACAACAGCAACAGGAACTATTGACATTACAGATAAAAATGGTAGTGTTATTAAATTTCAAGTTGGTGCAAGTAATACAGCAGATATTTACATAGGAGAACTAGGAGTAAAATGTGATGCAACAATTAGTGTTTCAGCTCCTGGAACAGGTTTAGTAACTTTATTTTTAGGATAAGTTATGTCAACTTATTCTTTTTTAACAACGGATTTAATCAATACTACGGAAAACGATTCTACAGAGTTTGCAGACCAGATTCCTTATTTTATTGAGAAAGCAGAAATACGTTTAACAAAAGACTTAGATGATTTTGGGTTAGACGTTTTTACAACTATTACATTATCAGCAAGTAATCCATTAGTAACACTTCCTACAGGCACAAGAGTTGTTAGGAATGTAAACTATACTACTAGTGCTTCTACTACAGGTGTCTCAGCAGGAGTTAAAGTTAATCTATTACAAAGAACTTATGAATATGCAATAGATTATTTTCCTTATGCTAGTGCATCTACAGGAGTTCCTCGATATTATGCTAGAAAAAATAATACTTCTGTATATATTGTACCAACTCCAACTTCTACATTATCAGGAGAGATACAAACTGTATCACGTCCTACAGCTTTAACTTCAGCTAATCCTACTAATTATTTTACAGAGTTTTGTTATGATGCATTATTTTATTCATGTATGATTGAAGCTAGTGTGTTTATGAAAAACTTTGAAAACATGACATTGTTTGAAACACGATATAAAAATGCTATTGATGGTTTACGTAATCAAGCAAGAAGAACAAGACAAGATGATATGCAAAGTGCTAATAGTCCTACAGGTGGACCTAATACTTTAATACAAGGATCAAACTAATGAAAAAAAAAGCTTTAGATCAAGCTCTAGCAGTATTAAAAATATATGTTCAAAATAATCCTGATGTAAAATTAGGAAAAGTTTCAGAAGTTTTAAAACAATTAAAAGCATATCCTGAATCTACATTACGTAGTATTATTAGAGACTTTAAACCAAAGCCAGAAATAGTTACAAAAAAGAAAATTGTTTCACCATCAAAAAAATCTCCTCCAAAGTTAACTGTAGTTCCTAAAAAACGTGGGGGAATGATAGGAGGGAATGAACTTATAGCTTCCCTATATGATAAGGTATAATTATGGACCCTAGAAAATATTTATTAAAACAAGCTACAAAGTTAATTAAACTAAATAACAAGTTTGAACTAGATGATGCAAACAAAAGTATAGCAGATAAAACTGCACCTAAACATTACATTAATTTCATGAAAGATTTTAAAAAATATGTAACTACAGAAGTTAAAAAAGACATTAATAATTTAAAAACAATGTCAACAAAACAATTACAAAATTTTGTAAAATCAAATTTAGAATCACCAAAAATAGTTTCTAAAAAAATACTTCCACAAACATCAAAAAAATCTCCTCCAAAATTAAAAGTTATTAAAGAGCCAATGACTGCAAATGAAAAAAAGTTAAGAAATATCTTTGATAAAAAACGTGGAGGAAGAATAGGAGGGAATGAGCTTGTATCTTCCCTATATACTAAGGTATAATATGGTTATGTTAAGAACAAATATATCACAACAAATTACTAAACCAGGTAATAAAAAAAATAAAAAGAACAAAAAAACTGGGATGCAATACCAACTTTATGGAGGTAAGGTATCTAATAATGGAAATAAATTTATTCAATCGTTCTATGATAAAGGAGTAAACTAATGGGACCAAGAACTAATTTACATCCTAACCCAAAGCTTTCTGACATTTCAGGAAAACCAACAGGTCAAGGATACGGAGCTGCTAGAAAAGGACCTGAGGTTCAAGGTCCAATTCAAGATGCAGTTGTTAATGAAGAATATCAACAACCAAAAGATTTTGCTACAGAGTTAAAACCTGTACCAAACATATTTGTAAAATAAGGGGAAACAAATGAAAGTAAGACTAGGAAAAATTCTACAAGGAATTATAAAACAAGGAGATGCTAATAAAGCTTTATCAGGTGTTATTAAAGGTAGAGGTGCTACTTCAACAGCTATAAAAAATAGTGCTGCTAACTTAACAGCTAATAAAAAACAGTTAGTTGATACATTTTTAAAAAGTAAGCAAGCTAAAACTTTATTAAGTAAAACAGATAAAGTAGCTACAGAAAAAACTGTTAAAAAAGGAACTGGAGCAGGCTCTGAAAAAATTAGAGCAACAACATCAACAGGACCTAAAGGTATGGGTGCTGCAATTAAGAATGCTTTAGCAGCAGGTAAAAAAGATCCTAGAGCAGTTATAACACATATTCAAAACAATTCATCCGTTAAAGTTAATACAGATACTATTTCTAATTTTATAGGAAAAGCAGCTTCTCCAGAAAAGAAAGCTATAGCTGAAAAAATGTTAAAAATTGCAAGTAAACCTTCAGGCAAAAAAGCTGTAGGACAAACAGTTAAACAAGAAAAATTAAAAGGTAAAGCTAAAGGTGGTTTAATTCGAAGAGCTTATGGTGGTATGATTGGAAATAAATCTTCTGGTCATAACGGTAATGATATAGTTGCTTCAGGTTATACAAAGATTGCCTAAGAAAAAAAAGAAAAAGGGTAAGGGAATGCAAGGCATGACCATTGGTAGTGGGGATAAACGTCCTACTAAACAAGGTGCAGGTCTAACTAAAAAAGGTGTAGCAAAATATAGAAGACAAAATCCTGGTAGTAAATTAAAAACTGCTGTGACAGAAAAAAAACCTACAGGTAAAAGAGCTTCAAGAAGAAAAAGTTATTGTGCTAGATCTGCAGGACAAATGAAAAAGTTTCCTAAAGCAGCTAAGAATCCTAACTCAAGATTAAGACAAGCAAGACGTAGATGGAGGTGCTAACTGTCATATTTAATAAGTAATATTCCTCATTTTAAATGTTGGGTACGTAAAGAGTTTACACACAATCATTTAAAATATCATGGTGAATTTTTACATGGAATAGCATTTGCAGTTAATACAATACCAGATAGATGTTTATCTTTTCAAGTAATGTTTACTGGTATAGAAGAAGAAGATAATATACATGGTGGTGCAATGTGGGCAAGGATGCCAATCACAGCATTAGTAGCAGATGAAATACTAGATGAAGCTCCAGAAAGAATGGAT